CGCCGCCGCATCACCTATGGCAGAACATGGCACAACCGTCGGACACGTTGGAGAAGTCGGAGGGCAGAAACTCGCACGAGGTAAAGTGATGTATGGCAACTCTCGCGACTACCTAAGACAATCAGCTCAAAGCTCTGATTCTGATTGGTCTATTCAAGATGGAAAATTACAAGTTATCCCAGTTAAAGGGCTATTGCCTACACAAGCAATATTGTTAAATTCAAAAAGCGGATTAATCGGAACACCTGAACAGACAAACGACGGTATAAAAGTTCGCGCACTTCTTAACCCTATGATTAAAATCGGGGGTAGAATAATCGTCAATAATAAAGACATTGAGTTGGCGACAATATCCGAAAATAAAACTACAAAATCAGGCGAAAAAAAGAAACCTGCCGATAAACCAGCAACAATCGCAGACGATGGGGCATACAAAGTTATCAAAATTGAATATACAGGGGATACTCGCGGCACTGACTATTATTGTGATATTATTGCGATAGACATTGACGAATCAGCACCTACGGGGGAAGAGGTAAAAAGTGGATAATAGAGAACGAATTGCTGACCCACAAGAAACGCTTTTGATGGCGTTTGATTCTCAACTTGCTAATCTATGGACGGCTTTACCTTGTATCGTATCGGCGGTTAGTTTTAGCGCGAACACCATATCGGCACAGCCCGCCATAAAAGGGACTACGACAAATCCAGATGGCTCGACTCAATCGGTTAATCTCCCATTGCTTGTTGATGTTCCTATGGTGTTCCCAACCGCTGGGGGGTATTCGATTACGTTCCCCGTTGCTATTGGCGATGAGTGCTTAGTAGTATTCGCGTCACGATGTATTGACGGCTGGTGGCAGTCTGGCGGCATTCAAGAGGCAATGGAGTTTCGTATGCACGACCTTAGCGATGGCTTTGCGATTATTGGCACACGTTCACAATCTCGAACCGTAACCTCATGGGATACGGCAAACTTACAAATAAGAAGCGACGATCACAGCACGCTCATCGAAGTTGATAAGATGGGTAAGGTAAACATCACCGCCCCTACCTCGATGACGCTCACAACGCCTTTGGCAACCTTCACGGGTGATGTTAATGTAGCGGGAACTTTGACAGCGACAACCGACGTTATTGGTGGCGGTAAATCATTGAAAAATCATACTCACGCGCAAGGCGTGGATAGTAGTGGGGATACTCAACAAAATACAGGAGCTCCAGTATGATTTATAGGAAATTAGACACGGACGGGGATTATACTTTCGGGGGCAATGGAAATAGCTTTTATCGTAACGACCCACTCGGAGTATCGCAGTCCGTAATCACTCGTTTAAAGCTTTGGGAGAATGATTGGTTCTTGGATATTACCGAAGGCACCCCTTATCTCGGTGGGGTTATGGGCAAATACACCATTGACGATGTGGACTCAATTATCAAAGACCGCATTGTAAATACTGAGGGAGTCACAGAGATAACGTCCTACTCATCATCATTTAATCCCGATTTGAGAAAGTTCAGCGTATCCGTTACAATATCCACAGCATACGGTACAGCCGTAATTAATGAGGTTTTATAATGGCGTTTAATGACTTGATTTATTTTGATAGCACAGGCTTTCATTATGCTGATTATCCAACGCTACTCGCTCGTATTACTTCTGATTTTCAATCTATCTATGGGATTGACGCTTATATTGACCCTGATAGTCAAGACGGGCAAAATCTAGCCATTCGTGCAACTTCTATTTATGATGTGTGCCAGATTGTATCGGCGGCATTTACTCAATTTTCCCCTACCTTCGCGCAGGGTTTATGGCTATCTTCTACTGTAAAGACAAACGGAATTAGACGATTAACCGCAACAAATAGCACAGTAGATTTAACAATCGTTGGAACAGCGGGAACGGTCATAACAAACGGTAAAGCAGAAGATACCAATGGGGCTAAATGGAATCTACCCGCAACGGTCACAATCCCTTTAGGTGGTTCGATTGTAGTCACGGCAACATCAGAAACCGCAGGGGCTATTACAGCCTCATCAGCAACCATCGCAAAGATAGCAACACCTACCCTCGGATGGCAAACTGTCAATAATGTATCGGCGGCAACCGCAGGGCGCAACATGGAAACCGATGCGGAACTTCGCACACGTCAAAGAGTATCAACGGCTATGCCTTCCCTCTCAGTTCTTGAAGGAATCAAGGGCGGAATTGCAAACACAACAGGCGTAACACGATCAAAAGTGTATGAGAATGATAGTAATGTCACTGATGCAGATGGAATACCAGCTCACAGTATTTCGGCAGTGGTAGAAGGTGGCACGACTCAAGCAATCGCGGATTCTATCGCACTAAGAAAAACTCCCGGCACTAGAACATACGGCACTACATCCGCTACGACTTATGACCGTTATGGTGTACCGAATACAATTAATTTTTACCGCCCTACAAATGTCACCATTAAAGTTGAGGTGACAATCTCGGCTTTATCTGGGTATTTAACGGCATATTCTGACTCAATTAAACAAGCATTGGTCGATTATATTGCAACGCTTGGCATTGGTGATGATGTTTATTTAACAAAACTTTACGTTCCTGCTAACTTATCGGGAACAGCCGCAGGATTAACGTTTGATATTTCTCTTTTAAGAATCGCTAAAAATGCGGGTGCTTTTGGAACTTCAAATATCGTCCTTGCATTTAATGAAGTGGCAATTTCTTTGACTACTGACATAACGGTAATCGTAGTATGACAACAACCGACTACACAGCTTTAATAACATCACAGCATAACGACAAGCCTAAATTTGTCGCGATGACCTCATCTGATGTTGAGCCGTATGTCGAAATCGAAAACATCCTTTTAAATATTCCCTCACTTTATGATGTTGATACTGCAATTGGTTCAGCTCTTGACGTAATCGGTGAATGGGTAGGGGCTAATCGTAACGTATCCATACCGCTTACTGGCGTTTATTTTGAATGGGATGGTACGGCATTAGTCGGATGGGATAGCGGAACATGGCAAGGAGAGTTCGACCCTACCACTGGATTAACTTCTTTGCCAGATGATAGTTACCGCAAATTCATTAAAGCAAAAATCGCCTCTAACCAATGGGACGGAACGATTGAAAGCGCATACACTATCTGGGTTGATATTTTTCAGGATTCAGCTATTATTATCCAAGATAATCAAGATATGACAATGACCGTTGGAGTCTCTGGAACAAAACTCGGAGCGGTGGATCAAGCTTTACTAACTCAAGGATATTTAGCACTTAAGCCCGTCGGGGTCGGGATTAATTATTTCGCCATTACGCTAGAGTCGGGCGCATTGTTCGGGTGGGATGTAAGCAACACGGCAATCGCTGGTTGGGATAGCGGTCAATTCGCTATTGAAATTTAATAAGGAGAATAAATGGCAAATGATATTTTACTATTCGCTGACGATACAGGGGCGAATGTATTAACACAAGTTGAGTATGCGGCTGACACTCAAAGGACTTTAGGAAATCAGGCGGGAATCGCTCGATCTGCTTTCGTGAATAAAGTTCTACGCCAAACGTCGTTTATGTCGGTAGCTCTTGCACAGCTAATCGTCGATAGAACTACACAGAGCGTTTTAGATGATGGTGATGACGTTGTGCTTCTTGCAAATATGAAGAACGCAACCGATGTGGCATTTAATACAAACGCCGCAACCGCTAAAACAACACCAGTTGATGCAGATTTATTCCCGATCGTTGATAGTGCCGCTTCAAATGTTCTTAAAAAGCTTTCATGGCTTAACTTAAAGGCAACACTAAAAACGTATTTCGATACCCTTTATTCTGTGGTCGGAAGTGGTAATATTTCAGGCGTGCGCCAAACAGTTCAATCGTCATCCGTAGGCACAAGCGGTTTTTCTAACTTCATCTCAATCGGTACAGGTCTTGCAGTAAACATCGCCGCAACTACTACACCTATCGTTATTCATGCGGCAGGTGGTGCTATCAGTGCTGACCGTGTAGGCACTATTTCATCCGATACTTCAATCACGGGATTAACTGCGAATACAACAAACTACCTTTTCGCTGATATTGCCGCAGGTGGTGCAGTAACTTTAGGAGCCAATACAGTTGCTCACCTAGAACAATTTGGTGGAACTCCAGCAATTACAAATAACCTCTTGACGTTTAACATCGGTAATATGATGGGTTATCTAGGTAATGGCGCAACGGCTCCACAAGTATGGCGTGTTCCTATCGGTGAAGCGGTAACCAATGCAACCAATGTGACAAGCGTTGTAAATTATGCTTTGAATGGACTTTATGACAGCGGATGGACTGCTACATTGCCGACCACAGCAGTCATTATTTCTAAAAATAGTAACTTAGGTGTTTCCGCAAAAATGGCTATGTATGTGATAGAAAATACAACAGCAGACATCGGGTATTCAATAGGAGATACAGTTATAAAATCAACTGGGGAAGCAGTATCTGCTATTAACTCACCAGCAATTATTGTGACAAAAAATACAATAAGGTTAGCTAATATTGGACCAATATATTTAACAAATGGAACAACACCATTAAACCCAGTAGTTACGACTTCAACTTCATGGAAATATAAACTTATAGCGCAGAGAGGATGGTAATATGTATTACACAAACGATGGAATAAACTTATACATGGGTGATATGGTTCAAGGTGATAGAGAAGCTACGGTAGAGGAAATATCACTGTATGAAGCTAACGCCCTAGAATCGGCAAAGCCCAAAGAAGTATCAAGAGCGCAGTTTTTTGCCGCACTTATAATTATGAACTTAGATGTGATGGTTGATAATGCTGTCATGGCAAGTAGCGATAAACTGCTAATAAATGACTATAAAAACAGGCTATCATTCCATAGAGATTGGTCTAGCTTTGTTGCAATGGCTACAGCTCTTGGCTTTGCAAGTGCTGATATTGATGCGCTTTTTGAATTGGCAAGCGCACAATAATGTTCATTACACATCTTGACATCAGGGCATTAGGTGGAGGAAAATATCAACTCCTATCACCGCTTAGTTTTAAAGATGGTGACGTGATAATCACGGTTCAAAAAGACTTCATCTATGATGGTGCAAGTATCCCTAAAAGCTTATGGAGTATCATAGGGTGCCCAATGGATTATGCCCATGAGAGCTGCTTACATGATGCTCTATATGCCTCAAAGATATTTAATCGTAAAGACTGTGATAAATACTTTTATAAGGCTCTTAAAGCTCGTGGAGTATCATCTATTATCGCTAAAGAAATGTATCTTGGTGTACGCTTTGGCGGTGAGGCACATTTTGGAAGCGACAGCGTTTCATCAGCTCGTGAATTTGTGAGTGTAGAATGGCTGTAAGCGATACGGATATATATTTCATTGTATTCGTATCTTTTCTTGCGGTTATCCTTATGCGTATAGTTATCAAACCTGAATAAATGCTATAATAAATTAATAAAAAAAATAGGAAAAAATATGCCATCAATTGAAACCGTAGTAGCAGAACACACAGTAACCTTAGGGTTTATTGTAGGAACTATGACGGAGGTTAAAGATACTTTGAAAGAAATATCTATGACACAAAGAAAGATGGAAGTGTTAATGGAACGACAGAGTAATCATGAAGAGCAAACCAGAGAGTCATTTAAACATATTCATAACAGACTAGACGATCACGAACAAGAAGATAAAGATCGTTTAAAAGCAGAAATGGAAGAGAAAAAACTACAAGAAACCTATTGCAAGATGGTTGAATCAAATGCAATGAACGGAAACAAGGCTTATAAAGCTTTAATGTGGTTTTTAGGCACAATAGGGGTTTTAGCAGTAGGCACATTTTACGTCAAAATATGGGGATAATATGCAAGGATATAGTAAATTTTTCACATTC